CGCGTTGTGTTTTAGTTAGTGTAGCTTCTGCGAGGCGATCATTATCTGCCTCTGTGATTGACTATGTATTAGGCTGGCTTTCCACTGGGTTGATTACCGGTGTATTCGGTTGTGCCGTACGCGAAGATTTATAGTCCTCTATAAAGTCTTCTAGCGACGCTCTCGTCTGAGCTTCCTTACGTGCCTCTTGCAATTCGTTCAAAAGTTTGGGAACGTAACTGGTATCACTTTCCCATTTGCCACGAGCAAGGGCGCTAATGTCAAGTTCACCTTCTGCGGTCTTGAACTTTTCTTTAGCCCACGCTACGTAATCTACGTTCTGCTCTGGGGCCGGGGTCTCGGGCTGTTCTAGAGCCTGGAGTAAGTTGGTCAATTTATATCTCCGATCAATTTTCTTATGGTCTGATATGCTTTAAGCTGGCCATTGTAGTCAGCTTGTTTATACATCCAACCTTCTGAATAATCATTCTCTGGTTTGGATAGATTATCGATCTCCTGATCGAGTAGTTGCCTAAGCCGTTGGAACACCGCCCCCTGAAGCTGTGTTTGCAGCACTAGCTTGAAGGAGGCTATTTTGTCCTGGGGTAGGTGGGATACCCAATGGAGCGCCAGCCGCGATTGCTTTATCTGGGCTGTAGTCCCCTGGGGTCGTTCCTGCCGGAGTGGTGATCTCCTGCTGGACCTGGGCTTCGTTTGCGTTTTGGATACGCTGAGCGTCTGCTTGTTCACTTAACCTCACATACGGGGTCACGATGTTGTAGTCTTCAATCTCGAGGAGATGCTCAAAGAGTTTAGCAATCTGCACACTCGAGAAGTGAGCTTTGATCTCAGGGTCTGCTGCCAGAGCTGAGGAATAGAAACTAGTAAGGTTCTGAACCATCTGTGCCTGCTCAGCAAAGTGTCTTGCTGCGATAGGACGAAGACGACCGTTACCTGTGATATCTTCTGGGCTGAGAGTCTGGAAGATAGCAATCTTAAATTCACTATCGAAGACTCGGATTGTCTGTCTATTCAAAAGACGGCGAGCAAGCTCGAGACATCCATTGAGAAGGTTCTCGGTCATTCCTCTCTCGAACTGGTTAGTACGAGATTGGAAAATACGAGAGGCGGCATTCTCTTGCCGCTGGACTTCATAGGCTGTCTTCTCACCAGGAGTTCTGAAGCCCATGGCTTCCTTGGGAGCTCCGGCCATTTCTTCCATGGCTCCCTGAAGCATAGCGATCTCAGAGTTAAGTTGGAGTACCTGGACATCAGGAGACACTGGAGCAACGTCGCCGTCATCACCAATGTAAATACGAGCCATCGGCTCCCAGTTAAAGTCTTCTACATAACCTTTGATCTTAAGAACAGGATAAGTGACGAGGTCGACCACGTCTGACTTCATGTTCTCAAGATGGTCAATGCGATACTGCATACCTACAAGGTTATCCAGAGGGCCCATAGCCCAAAGAGAATCTGGACGAATACGCCATCCGCAATGGAAGATAGGTGCGGTACCGAAGTAAGAAGGGTTAGGTACGTTAGATAGAATTTTATGACGATCTACTACTTTGATAATACGATTACGTTGAAGAGTTCCTGTTTCGAAGTCGTACATATCTCCGTAGAAGGTAAGTACTTCACAGACACCAGAACCGAGATAAGTCTGCCAGTTAGTGTAACCAGCGATCTGATAGATGTCATCTTTAGCCTGAACACTGCCAGTATATCCGGAGAACTTAGTCCGGATTTTCTGCATGTAGTCTAGGAGTTCTGCTGCGGTTTCTTTTTCGTTGTCTTCTGCCGACGGGGCCGAAAGCATCTGCTCAACCTCACCAATGGACACGAAGCTTCGGATGATCTTTGGAGAAGTATCAAATGAAGGAGCAGTAGGATTGAAGACGATATCGAGAGGAGATATACGACGAATAGCAGGACCGACATAACCTACCTGATCTTTACCATCTTCGGTAGACATGGATTTATCAACCCACTCTGCCAATCCAAATGCATTACCATAATCGATATAGTCTAAAACAAGTTTAGTCATCTCATCGTAAAATTCATTACGATCGATGACCCAAGACATATATGATTCAATAGCAGACTTCTTGTCTACTGTTTCATCTGTTTCACTACTGCCTTCCCAGACAAGCCACTTACGCTTAGGGAACATGGAAGCCATGTAGTTGGCGTAGAGGTTGTCCCTGATCTGGCAGAGCTTAGGAACAGTAGTTTTATTCGACCAAGGAAGTTTAGAGTTAGAGGTTTTAGTCGTGTCAGTAGCGTAGACATACTGGGCTGTTTCCATCCAGTCAGTCATCTGGTTCTGACGAAGCATGTCCCATTCCAACCATTGGCGTGAAATCTTACACGCTCTCTGATCCGGCTCGACGACATCTTCTACAACAAGGACCTTCCCGGTCATCTAGCATTCCTTAAATAACAAACTGCACTAAGTAAAATCTCTTCGTTATCTTTGAAATAACCTAAACCGAGATTACATTTTCTACAAAGTAAACCACGAAATTTATTTGTTTCATGATCATGATCTATATCTGGAAATTGTGGAACATTTGCAAACGGCTCTTTGCATATTCCACAACAATGTTCTTGTTCTTTTGTCTTGTCGAGATAGTCTTTAAGTGTTGCATCAAACTTTTTAAGTTTAGATTTAAGAACAACAATTAGCCGTTTCTCAGGATTTTCTTTGGCCCATTTATTAGCACGTTTTTGAAAAGCATCTTTGTTCTTTTGGTAGTATTCTTTTCTGTCACGTACTTTTCCAACCATATTAGTTTACGCCTCCAAAGCGTTTATTGAATAATTCCGATGGGGCGCTATACTTACGTTCACTCATCATGACTTGATTATTAGAAGGGGGAATGCAGAATTCAACACAAGAGGCGAGGGAGTCCTTGAGGTCATCATGTGCTGGATTATCTAGAATCAATTCTTCTTCCAAGAGTTCGCAGTTTCCACCAGCGAAGTGCCACATCTGACGATTAGCGTACCGAGGTTGAAGAACAGCGGTGACACGCTCTTTCTTGTTGCCTGAGCGGCTATTAGGGCGGAATTCCTCAACCGTGAGAGCAATGCCATTAGGCCTAATATAATTCGTCTGAAGGTCTTTAACAATGACGCTTTGAGCTGCTGTAACTTCACATCTAACCTTTTTAAAACCCCACTTGGTGTACAAGCGGAAAAGACGGGAATAGTATTCACTGATCTGATTAGTCTTGAACCGATCAATATCTAGTACATAGTAATTATTCTTAGCATCAATCCCGACTACTGCGATACATGTGTAGTCAGATTCTTTCTTAATGGTATAAGCGAAGTCTACTGCTGCGAAGACATTAAGTCTATCTTGTTTGAAGTACCACTTACCCATAGACTGGGTGAGCCATTTACGATCGTAGTATTGGAACATCTCATGTCGGATAGCTGAGTTAGAGATGTCGTTGGGATCGTTGTAGTACTGAGCTCTGAACTTTGTAGTATCGTGATACTGAGCTTTCTTCTTAGCTAGAATCTCTCGGTTGAATCCAAACCATTTACCATCGTATCGTTGAGAACGAGGCCAGAGAAAATGCCCGGTTCCATCTCCATTGGATTCAACAGTCCGTTCATAGAACTCGTATAGAGGAAGTTCATCAACGATGTTACCATGTTCGTCATACTGTTCTACCCTCGCTTCAATCATTTCTTTGTAGAGGTCGTTCGGGTGGTATCTAGTACCGACAGCCCATACTCGACTATCAGCTCCAGCAATAGAGGCAAGATAAGAAACTTGCGAGCGAACTTTGTTACGACCATCTTCAGTGTATGCATTGTCATCAACCACTACGTCGTCTAGTACTGCTATGTCGCAGTGAAGGCCAGTGATACCTGTGGTAAGACCGGCAGTGAAGATCGAGGGGTCTCGAACTGATTCTTCTTTACGTTTAGGATGGTCAACCGAGATTTCGGACTCTGTCCACTTTTCTCGATCCGATTCATACTTGTTGACCATCTCAGGCCAGTAGATACGATAGGTATCAGATTCAAGAATGTCTTTGATGAACTTAAGCTGCTTAGTAGCTAGGTTCTGAGTACTGGAAATATACAATACTCGAAGGGTAGGGTCTTTCGTTAACTCCCATACAACTCGATAAGCAACCATGGCGCTCTTGCCGTGATCTCGGGGCAACAGTACGAGTTGGTGAGACTTTGCATCCTTACGAGTCCACCAGGCGATTAGGTCTTTGTGCACTCTGCCTAGTACTCGATGGGGATGTATTAATTCAATAAACTTTGTAAGATCGGATAGTGCGACCTTCTTCTTCTCCTCAGGGGAGAGGTTGTCCAGATCAGCACTTCTGGACATAATTAAAACTTCTCCACAGTCAAGCTGACCGTGAAGGTTTCACCAGAAGCAGGAGTATAAGCCGCTCTGGCTTCGATTACTGCGTAGATGTACGTGCTGGAGGCGCTACCGAAGAGGCCAGAGGCGGTGCCACCCATCCAGGAAGCAGCTTCACCAGAGTGACGAACAGCCTCACCACTGTTGGTGGTGGCCTTCATAGCAGGCATGTCTACGTAGCCAATGTAGTTAGCGGCGTTATTCGAAATAACACCATTGTCTCCGTTAGCCATCGTGGGACGAGATTCCCAGAAATGGACTCGGAAGGTAGCATTGGTTACCGTGGTTCCGGTCTTCTCAAGACGGCAATTGGTGATTCGAAAACCACCGCGACCGATTGAGAAGGCCATAGGAATTACGTTAATTGCTGTGGTATCATTAGCCACAAGATCACCAGAAGCGTATGCTGTGGTGTCTGCTGGACGGCTAAAACCGCTCGATACTCGTTTGACTGCTGAAGTGATTACTGACATATTTGCCTTTGAATTTATTAGATTAAGTCTACGGGGCTCGTCAGAGCCAAGCCTTCTTAATGAGTTCTCTAGTAGAGAGAAACCTCTTCCTCCCTATATAGTACCATCCCATATTTCAAGTGATTTGTCAAGCATAATCGTGATCTACGAATGCACTTTCTTTCAGAAAGATATTTTATCTTAGAATATAGGTAGAAGATAGAGAATCTATTAAGAAGATATACTAAGGGGCCTTTTAAGATATATCTATAGATATATACTAAGATATAGATAAAATATATCCTAAGGGGCGATTTGTCAAGAGAAATCTTCAGGAATTTACCAGAAAAATTTGTATACGAGTGCAGAGTCA